CGGCAAAGGCCGTAGGTTGCAACGGGGTTTATCGGAAACCTCGGGTCTGTTGCCTCAGACCCCACGGGTTGGGCCCCGTTCTCATCTCGTCCCCCCTATTATCTGCAAAACATAGAACATTGCATTATTAGATATGTATGATTAAAAGTTGCCTACTTAAGAACGAAAAACAAAAACTTTATTTTTCAAAATTTAATTCAAAACAAAAAGCAATAACAAAAAACAATTATTTTCCAATAATAACAAAATCATTGTCTCTCGAATTGTTCAAAAAGTTCAAAGTCAATTGTTCACAATATATAGCAGCATTTAAAACTTCATTCCAACCAACTCTATGATTATTAAAAATAATGTCAAAAAGCTGATCTTTAAAAGATGTAAAAACAACACTAACAACATTGTCAGCAAAATGTTCGTGTAAAGGTTGATGAAATGGTAATTTGTTTTTAACCCAATGCCAAAATACTTTTCGTTGACACTTTTTCCAAAGTTCAAAAGTTAGCTGTTTTCTATCTGCTTTTGTTACTGTAATTAAATAATCTATCCCTCTTTCAACACTAACAGCAACCACTTTATCCCAAAAAACTGGTTCTAATCTTTCATCCCCAACCCAATTTCGATAATAAGTACGATAATTTGGTCGAAAAGTTAGTTCAGGTAGTGCTATTCTTATATTTCTTAATGGATTGTCAACTCTCTCTATTTTAATAACATATTTATTGTATAATGGTAATTTTTCTGGTGTTATGCTATTGACAACAAATTCATTTATATTTACTTTTTCTCCTATAATTGTTTCAGTGTTTAATTGTTTTGTTAAATATGAACCACTTTTACCTTTGTATTCACAACTATTCTCACTTTCTTCTTGTTTAATAAAAACATTCTTATCTAAAAGTTGACTATTTAAACCTATTCCTCCTAAACTTGCTGGACATACTAATAACTTAAATATTTCACCCTCACCTATCTTAATTCCATTCTGTCTTAACCAACCTCGAATATCTCTATACATTAAGTTAAACACTTTTTCTTTATCTGCTCCTCTACTAACTAAAATAATCCATGAACTAACTATTTCTCTTAATTTCTCTTGTCCACTTAATCTTGCTCTTTTTGTTGGATCTCTAAACATTTGTTGTAATATTCTTCGTCCTATATAACCCTTAACCCCTTGTTTTGAAGCTATTTTTCTCAAAAATTCCATTCTACTTATGTCTAAATAGTTTTTCATCGGATGAACATTTACTCCTATTTCATTAAATTTTTCAAAAACTTTACCTAATAATTCGACATCTAATGAATCAAATGAGTCATCATCACCTTGAGCCATTAGATTTATGTCACCTGACCAGTTACCATCTAACTGAATTAGTTTAAATACTACTTTAGATCTGCAAATATTTATAACAGTATCAAAAAATGCTGTCCATCTTATACCTGTTGGCATTCCTTTCTTCCATGTTTTATTCTTACCATTAATTAGTATTGTTGATTGATAAAAATGATACCATGCTAAAATTAACATATCTCTAGCCGACTCCCAGTTTAATGGTTTGTTCTCAACGATTTTTGTCAATAAACCTAAAAATATAATATCTATTTCTTTATTGCTAACACCTTGGTCAAAAGAAGCTGTATCCATTGGTAAGCACCAATAATCTAATTTCATTCTGTCAACTAATTTATTCCACCAACTTACTTGTTCTGAATTATTCATAAATAAAGTTGTTTCTTTAATACTACTTCTTTTCAAAGCTGGTTCAAACCAACTTGATAACCAACCCATTCTTCTTTGATTAACTGAACCTGCTGAAATAATTATCCTATCTTTTCTACCTGCTTCTATCTTAATTGCACCAGAATATTTTTCTATAGTTGAATCTGAAAACATTTCATTTTTAATTTCATCTAAATCTTTAACTAAGGCTAAAGCTACTTTTGTACTTTTTGATTTCATAGTCCTACCATCACTAACCTTTTCGACTTCGGTTTTCACACCCTGCGCTGAACCACTCCCAGCCCAGGTATCAACTTTTGATAACCAAAAAGTTAAATCTTCTATCTCTGTATTATATTTACCTAAATCTAAAAATTGCATTAAAGCTTGATAATAATATTTCCAAAAATTTGGTATTCCATCACCAACAGGAGATGGTTTTTGTGACCAATCAAAAATCTCTTTGTCCCTTCCAGCAAAGAAACTTCTCATATTATATCCTGACCAAGTATTCCAATCAATATAGTTTTCCCAATATTCATTCAACCTTGTTCCAAAATGTTTGAAAACAACATTTTGCTGTTTAACTACTTCAATCCAATCTTTAACCAGCATCAAATTATCTACTGGTATTATATCAATATATTTTAAAAAGTCTTCAAGTTCTTCAGATTTTAACACATTATAAAACAATGTAAAAGAAGTTTTCAATACTAAAGGTAAATGTGAAAAACGTTTAATAATAGAAAAATTAGAATGAAAATTGTTCAATTTTTTATGTTCATCACTACTCCAATCTATCCACTCTTCTTCAGTAAGGCTCTTTTTACTATAATCTAAGGCTAATTGTTTCAAATAAGATAAGCTTTCAACTATTTTTTCCTCTGGCCAAAATACTGTATAAACAGTAGAGGAATAAATAAGTAGCTTTTTGTACTTTTTAGCCACGAAAAAGCTGCTCCAAATTAATGGAGCCGAGTGGATCAGACATGGGTGAAACCCAAACTTGTAAAGCAGCAGTGGTTGTTGCCTGACTTTGTACAACCAAAACTGGTATCTGAGTAGTACCAACATCAGAAACGAAAGCATCCCTAAAACCCCAAATCCCATATCTAATTCTATGCCCTCCCCTTCCTGCTATCATTGAAGGTGGAGCATTCCCAGTACCTATTGAAATCAAATTAAATTCAGGAATTATTGTGTTCCCATTATTCCATGCCTTGTAATTTACAATTTTGTTAGGCATAGAACCGACCGGAGTAAAGCCATTGAGCGCACGAACGCAAGTACCGTCAGTAGGATCAAACGCTACTAAATATGGTTGATTTGAAACTGCTCCAGGCAGCATTCCTGTCATAAAATGACTCATTGACAAAAATTCTTTCAAAATAAAAGGATTGAAACTCCACGAATCATACCACTGTGTACCAGGTTGGTCAGTAAAAGGAGAAGTCAAACTAACTGGTGTAACACCTAAACCTTTTAGTGATACATAAGGACCAGAAACATTGAAATCAGATAAATAATCTCCTAAAGTAACAAAAGGTATCCTGTTCAAGCAGACTGTTGCTGCCGATCCAACTGGGTAAACAGTGCTCAATCTCTGTCTGTCACCTCCTGAAACTATGTTCCCTGTAAAAGCAGCACCAAAAACAGTATTCCAAGAAAATAATGAAGTATTTATTTCTAAAGAAGGAAATTGAATCCCCAATTCAAACATCATTTGTTGAATTGGATACCACTGATTCTCCATGTGTAGTTGAAGCAATGCTAATTCTGATGAAGTAGCACCATAGTCACTCGGATCCCACATTCCTCCCAATGTTGCTGAAACCAAAGATGACGCTCTGTCTGCAACACCAGCCATCATCAATCCAATGTCTCGACAAGCTGAAACCACTGTCGCAGGGTCACTCAGTCTATTCATCGGATATTCTTCGGCACATGTCAACCATTTTCTCCAACACAAGAATTCCACAACAACATCTTGTGTACCTAGAAAATAATCACTATGATAAAAACCATTCGGAGCATCATCTCTGATCTTCGGAAGTGGGGTTCTTCTCACTCCTGATGGTGTACTCGCTGAATTGTAATTCCCTCTGATTGCAGCAAAACCAGAAGACACTCCTCTTGTCCAAGCTGGCCACTGTGCTGCAGCCGTCGTGTCTTGACTCCATGTTGAACCATAGTAAGCATCTTGTGCTCCAGTTGGTGAATGAGAATACATGTTCGGCATTCCAAAAGCTACCATCTGTTCAGCACACCATCTTATTGCTGTTGCTCTGTCACTGTTATTGCCAAACATCCTCTCCCAAACTGCAATCTCAGCCATGATTGTTGCTGTTGCATTCCCACTGTTAAGTAAATTCGTTGCTAAAACATAAATAGCAGGTGAACCATCATTAGGTGTTACATTCGGCGCCCAAGGCGATACTCCTGAATCAGCAACAACTAAATCACCAGGATTACCTAATGTAATAGTATTACCAGCTCTGTTTTGTAAATCAGTAACAATAAACAAAACCCTATTTACTGGTCCTTCAATAACAGACTGATTTATGTAAGAACCCTTTCTAGTAGCAAACTGTGTACCAGTCCCATCTACTACTGGTACCCATTGTCCAGTTGGTCCAACAGCAATCCATTTAACTGGAAAATCTGCATGAACTAAAGGATATGCCAATTGTGACAACATCCTAATTAACAGCCTTTGTGGTGCTGTGTTCATTTCTTTTGAATTTAGAAAAACCACAGCACAATTGCTTCCCCAATTGTAAGGTTCAAAACCTTTATCCCAAGCCCCTGCTGTTGTATTTGGACCAACTGTACCCAACAATTTATCAATCATCTCTCTATATGTAATCCAAGCCCATTTAAAATCATCACTCCCATTTTCACCCCAAACTCTGTTTCCTCTGAAATAAGGAAAATATCCACTAACAGTTGAACCCATATCATTTGTAAAAATGACAGCATCATTATCAGGTGGACAAGCAACTCCCCCATTAAATTGGCCATCATCGTCACCAGGTATATACCATATTGTGTTTAAATAGCCAAGCAACTTAGCTAATGGTGCAGCAAAAGAATAACCACTTTGTGATCCTACTTCTAAAGTGCAGTTACCCATTGCGTGAGTAAGTGCATCTACATCTGTTGTCCTAATGTTTACTCTTAATGCACTTGAAAACTCAGAAACACTTGCTCCTGCCATCAGAGGTGCTAGTGATGAATATTGTACTGATCCTACTAATGGTGGTGAATTTGCTGTTGGTGTTAAAGAAGTTACAGTAACTGAATTTGCTACAGCATACATCTGCCAAATTGTACCATTATACCAAATCATGGTTTCAGGTCTCAAAACCGCTCCAATATATGAAGCATTGTAAGGTACTCTTGTTTGCCATACTGTTAAATTTCTCATGGTCAAACGCCTAACAATACTAGCTCTCATTTGACCAGGAGACTGCCCTCTGTCTAATCTATGTAATTCTGTTGTTAAGAGTTGTTCTGTACCTAAAATGTATGCAAACATTTTAATAAAAACTGATTCAGCCATAGTAACTCGAGCTAAATCA